TAATCGCTGAGATCAGAACATCACAAACAACTGGTACATTTAATCTAATCAATGATTCTACATTCACTGGAACATTAAACTTCGCTCAGAATGTAGAGACAATCAATATTGGTAATACTACAACTGAAGACCAGTTCATTAATATTGGTAGAGGATCACTTCACAGTAACATTTACTTAGGTGTTACACCTGATAGCCCTGCTACAAATATTTCTAAGGTAGAAATTGGTGGTGCATATCTTAACACCAACGAAGATCTATCTTACACCAAGATCAAGACTAGAAACTTCAGAGTTGATGGTGATATGTGGCTCGGATTCCGTAAAGGAATTGGTGATACTGTATCACTCAAGTCACAAGCATCACAGGTTGATTTCTTCTCTAATACTGGTGGTCCTTCTACTCTCAACTTTGCAACTAACGCATCTGAGATTAACATCGCTGGTCAGGGTGGAGAAACTACCATTAATAACCAGTTGAGAGTTGTTGCTTCTGCACAGTTTGATGGAAACATCTTAATGTGTGGTGGTGTTGCATCGTTCTCCTTTGATGGTGCTAGAGGACAGATGGGTACTGATCCCGTCAATCATGACGATGGTATTCTAAGTGAGACTCTATTCAATAAGAACATTGATATCTTAAATGTTCTTGTTAAGAATACAAATGAAGAAGGATACAACCAAATTGATACACCAGGTTCTGGTCCTTGGGGTGGCGTTGCTTATCAGCAGGCATTAAATATTGGTGGTACTATTGAACCAACCGAACTAACAGCCCTAACTGGTGATGAGTTCTACTTACCACTTAAGAACGAACCAGTCAAAGCAAATGGTGATCCATACTTTGCTACCAACGATTATATTATTGTTGATACTGCTCCCGTTGGAAATTACTCTGGTGCAACATCTCATCCAGAGATCCTACAGATCACAGAACTTACAAGAATTAACGCTGCTCCTTATTATATCAAGGTTAAGCGTCAACCATTCGGTGCATTTGGTTTAACTAAGGACAATCATGCTGATACAACACCTATCTACAAGGTTAATGTACAGTTTGATGCTACATGGACAGAGCAAAGCCTAGACAATACTGGTCCTAACGATAATGTATATCTCTCTGAGTTTGGTGGTAATCTAACAAACAATGATTACGTTATTGTTGATAGAGATGATTCACCAGCAGTCCCTGAATATATCAAGGTTGTTACTGCTCTAGAAGCACTTCAGCAGAAGTTTACTATCTCTAGTGACTGTTCTGCAGGTGCTGCAGGTGATGTGTTTGTTGTTAACTCTGTAACAGGTGACACAACCATCCTTGGTAATACTGTTATCAATAACACTCTTACACTGAAAGGTGGTTGTGGAACTGCAAATGCTGTTCAACTTACAGCAGACATTGCATCTCAATCTAGAGTTATTAGCAATGTTAATATTACTTCTTCAGGTAAGACACTTGCAGATATCAAGCCAGGCGACTCTGTTAAGATTCTAACAGACTCTTGCCCAGTTCAGACTGATCAAGATACTTACGTTGACTTTGTATTTGGTGGTGCTATCTACATCAATAAGGAATTTATTGGTGGATCTAGTGCAAATTCCGTAAGCATTCAAATTGAAAGAGATGAGCGTCTCACATTAACTGATGGTGTAGGCAACACTACATTTGATGTTAACACATGCTCTGGATCTACTGAGGTTGGAACATATGCTGGTAGATTTGATGTTGGAATTGCATGGTCTACTAACGTAGGTTATACCACAAGTGCTTCTATCGTTACTCCACTGAATGCAGATGATGTAGTTGCTTATGGTTACTACATTGATCCACAAACCATTCAGGCAAATGGTCCTTCTACAACAATTGCTGCAGCAACTGCAACTGGATCTAATCCATCACTACTACAGATTCCTGTACAAAGTCTTGGTGAAGGTTCTGGTGAATTTAAAGTTGGTGATCTAATTGCTGTAGGACCTGCTGCTTCCTTCATTGGTGCTGGACAACTTGAATTCCTTGAGATTGATGGTGTTATCACTGGTGCTATTCCTACTCTAATCGCAAAACGTGCTCAAGATGGCACAGTTGTGATGAATCACAATATTGGTGATGATGTAAGAAGAATCATTAAGCACCAAGATTGGTCTAATGTTCTTGATGCTGAGATCAGACAGAGACAAGTTAGTGGTTCTCCTCTTGATTATCTCTCTGTTATCCTTGATAAAGGATATATCTCACAACAGAAACTTGATTACAAGCAGTGGTTGAGATTTAGTAATAAGGCTAACGGTGAAGAAATTCTAACCGTTGTAAACGGCAGACTGTATGGTAAGGTTCATTCCAACGTTATGAATGAACAACTTGGCGATGGTGCTAAGTCATACAGAGAAGGTAGTTTACATGTTACTGATAACCTAACACTTGGCGGTGGTAACTTTGTTATCTACGATAGTGTTAAACAGACTAAACTATTCCAGTTTGTTAATGATGACGGACACGCTGATCACCAAGGTCTACTTAACTGGGATGCTGGTGTAATTGCAAGAGGTGACTTCTTCTTGTATCCATCATCTTCTCCAGAAGACGTTATCACTCAACTTAATGATACTCCATCGTTCTCTATTGATAACCTTGGACAAGGTACAATCAAGACTAACCTAACTATTTCAGGTGTTGCTTCTCCAGCACCTACAGAAGATGCTGTACTTTCTGTACAAAATCTTGGAGTTAATGGTGGTCAAACCTTTGATATTAAGCAAGATCGTTCTATTGATGCATTTGGTGTTTCTAACTTCTACACTAGCAGTGGTGCGAAGCACACAAGATATATTTCTGCTGCATCACCTGAAGCGGATCTAATTCTTACACCTAACATTGTATACATGGTCAACGTTCAGTCAACACAGACACTGATTGTTGAACTACCAGCTGGAGCACAGACTGGTGATGTTGTTAGATTGATTGATGTTGGTGGTAATCTTAAGTATGACACCACACTCGTGGTTAGAACACCTGAAACAAGTGGAACTCCAATTCAAGGAGATTCAACTGGTACACTATTTGGAGATAGATTAACTCCATATCCATCTGGTGAACTGGTTGTACAGACAGCAAACGCAGCGTTTGCTCTAATCTATCTTGGTTCTACTGATAGTAATGATCAAATCGGTATTCCAACCAGCGTACAAGGTTGGTGGCTAATGGAGGTCTAATGGCAAATTACAACAGGATTAAAGCACAAAAATCCAGTCCTATTGGCACTATCATGCCATGGACTGGTAGCTCTAGTACATCAGATTTATCAGCTGATGCAATTCCCAAGGGTTGGGTTGTTCTAAGAGGACAACAACTAAAGGCATCGGAATATCCTTTACTAGCACAGGTAGTTGGAAATTTATATGGTCCTACCAATGAGCCAGGTCAACCCTTTGTTGGTATAACAAATTCATATCCAAATTATGATGACGATGATGTGTTTAACCTTCCTAGACTCAGTGAGGTATCTCTTATTGACCTAGAAGGTAGTTTAGTTGATCCTGCAACACAGTTTGTAGTCGGACAGTATATCTCAACAAACGGAGTTGAAGGTGAACAACCATTGACTAACGTATTATCTTACATTGATATTAATTTTAGTGTTGATGTAAGTAGTGAATTAGCAGGAAAAATTAAAGGTATTGAGTTTGAAGAACCAGCATACTTTGATACTATCAGAACTATACCTAGAAAACTAGGAACTGAGCATATTGCATCTCACACTCACTCTAGACCACCAGGTGGTTTCTATCCCTCTGTTGAACTAGGTGGTGGTTATCTTGGATTATTTGAAGCAGGTTTATTTGATATTCAGGACAGTGAATTTACTACTGGTGGTGACATTGGTATGAACCCTGCTGAAGGACAGGCAGATAGATTTAATCCTGGCACAATTACATATACGAAATATGATGCAACTGTAAACAGTCTTCCATCAGTTAATAACTTTAGAAATTTCTCTGAAGAATCTGATGTTATTCCTGCCATTCCGACTGTTAACAGAACTGTAGCACAATATGGTAATACAGTTGAATATCAAGATGACAATAGTTGTATTGTCAACGTACAAGAACCAGCAGTTACATCACCATTTCCTCCACCAGGCATTTACTTAGGACAAAGAAACTATTATACATCTACAGACATACCAGGATTTAGAAGAGGTGAAGGTCTTTTTGATAGCATCACTACAGCAGAAGAAGATTACTATGGCGCACCTGCTACAGCTGCTGGTAGGGATGCTCCATATCCAGTTACTTTAAATCATGGTGCTGATGCATTTGCATCTAGTTCTCTTGGATCACATAATCATTTCACAATTGATTTAACAATGACACAAGGACAGATGGATTTACCTGGCACTATCCTAATAAATAATATGACGACTGGAAACGTTGAACCTATCAATGTTGACAGGGGATTAAGCGTACAGATTAATCCTAATACGCCATCCTTAACTGTACTGTATATTATCAGAGCATATTAATATGGCAGTATTTTACAACAGAGAGAAGGCAAAGTTAGGGACATTGACTGGCTCTATTATTAACTGGTCTGATCAATTAACATCTGCTGATCCAGAGGATCCTACAACCCTGTCAAAACTACCAGCAGGATATTTAAGATGTGATGGCTCTGTATATCAGGCAGAGATTTTTCCGCAGTTAGCAGAAGTATTAGGAGTTGGAGTTGCTTGTAGATATAAGAAACCAGATACAACATTACTTGAGAATCAGTTTCAGGTTCCTGATCTAGGTGCTAAGAGTATCAGAGCATCAAACTCTGCAAACTTAGGAGACTATGTTGATACTTATTTGAATGATGATTCAGGAACACAGATAACAAAATCTGGCGTAGGATTGGAAGTTAACACTAATATTGGTACAACGTTTGAAGTTCAGTATCAAGGAAACTTTTTTATCCCAACACAAACTTTAGAAATTACTGGTCAACCTGGTTTTGTTAGATCTACAGGTAACTACACAGAATCAGCTGAGGTATTACATACAGCATTCCAACCACACGCTCACTTCCATGATGGTAAGAGAGCAAGAACTGCTGCTAGTAATAATAATGAATTTGCTTTGTTTGGTAGAAACTCATATACAAACAAATCTACATTGTGTATCATGCCATGGGCAAACAACACTGCACAACCATTATGTCAAGCAACAGCGTCTCGTCAAACAGCATCCAATACACAAAGGGTTAATGGTCCTGCTGGATGTATTTTTGGTGGTAACACTAGAATTTACTATGGTGCATGTTGGACAGGTTGTACATTTGATGCTCAATACAAATGTTTAATTCCTGGCAGTATTCCTGGCCAAGGCACATTTGGTTGTGCTACTGGTGGATCACAAGGTGGTTTCGCTGTTTGGGAATCTGAAAGCGGACAGTGTGGTAATATAAACTACACTGGTACTATGGGATGTAAGGTTGAATCACCATGTATTATTGGTGCCATTATTTGTAATGATAAGACTGGATTGAGAAAGATAGATGCTAACTATACACCAGCTACAACTACACAGGCAACACAACTTCCTTTTGACTCACAACCAAACACAGTCACTTATGGAGCACTCAACAATGTCGTCAATGACGT